GTACAGCTATTGGCTCGAAACTCTCGTAAAAACCCTTGAGGGAGTTCCTCATATTATTCATTGAACCCTGGAAAGTACTTGCCGCGCCCCTTGCTCCCTCCGAGAATTTTTGATTAAGCAAAATCGTCACATTATTAAGCAAGTCTTTCATGGCTTGCCCCTTGTAGGCGCCATCTTCTAGCGCCTTTGAGAATTGAGCAATTGCATTTGGCCCCTCAAATCCCGCCGCTTCGGCAAATAGCGCCATCGCCCCTGGAAGAACATCGCCCAGTTGCCCCTTCAGCTCTTCGCTCATCACTTGACCCTTGCTGGCCATCTGAGCAAAGGCATAGGTCACTCGATCGACTTTGTCGGAACTCATCCCAAAGGTGGCAGCGGCTTTGCTAATGCCGGTGAACAGATCTCTCACCTCTTCGCCAGCAAAGCCCGCTGGCTGCATAGATGCGTATAACTTGGTAAATCCACCTCTAGCCGACTCAAGGGGAATGTTATACTTGCTAACCAAGTCCAGAATCAAGGCGTTTGATTTCGCGGCCTCTTGAGCGGTTGGAGTGATCGCCTTCAGTGTATTCCTAAAGCTTTGCAGCTCCCCAACGGCTTGACCCACCTGTGCAGGGAAGTCTTGAGCAAAGCCGAGTAGCTTATAGGCTTGCCCAAACAGAAGCACTTGCTTGGTGGCAAAAGCGAACTCTCCCCCTATTTCACGGATCAAACCAGCTCCTGGCAAGTTAATCCCTCCCATCGCCCGACCGAAACCACCAAACCCCCCGAACCCTCCCAAGCCACCCCCACCGCCGCCAGGAGGCACTGAAGGAGGACCGCCCCCGAACATGCTGCTTTGAGCAGTTATGCGTCCCAATGGAGACGATGGTCCCATCATTCCCGCCATGGGGAAAAAGGCGCTCGACCTGACCCCTGGAACGTGCCCTCCACGGGCTCCCAAGCTCGTGTTGTACCACGGAGTGGGACCTGCCATTGCCTGCCCAACAGCAGAAGGCCCGCCAATCGCTAACATTCCATCCGAGGGGAAGCGCCCCAGCGAGCCCCTTGGCGGAAGTGCAGAAGATGGCCCCATCATAGGAGCGTTAGGAAATGCGAAGCCGCCACCCAGTGCTCCAGCTCTCATCATGCGAGTGAATTCAGCAGTGATGTAATTACTAAAAGAACGGTCGACGGAGCGGGATGGCCCCATCATTCCTTCCATCGGAAAAGCACCGCCAATGGGTCGACGAGCTCTGGCAGCATTTTCCGCATCAATTCTGGCGGCTTGCATTGCAGCACGCTGGAACCGCAAAGGCTCCATCATTTCTTTGGAAGGAAGTAATCCCGCAATCTTCGTGCCAGTCAGTTGACGCGCCGCCACGTTCATGGACGAAGCCAGGTTACGAGTGGCTTTGGGGAAATAAGTGTTGGCGGCAAAATTCCGAGCCAAGACATCCCTTGTATTGCGCAAGGACTGTACAAAACCTCGCGATACTTGTTCAACTGCCCCGCCGCCAGGAAGCATGGTTTCACGCGCTGCAGGCAGAGATCTGTCTCGAGCTGGCGGAAGAAGACGCCCAGCAGTTTGCGCAAGTGCGCTTTGTTGCAGGGACAGTCGCTCTTGGCGACGCCCTTGGATTTGAGCGATCTGTGCGCGAGCTTGATCAATTTGTCTTGCGAGTGAAGTTGATTCCGCGAACAATGCTCCAGATTCAATCGGACCGCTCTTTGCGACAAAAGGAAAAGCACCCCTGCGAGAGGTTTGCGGCTGTATCATCGTCTGTAAACGCTTAAGCCGTTCTTGGAGCTGGCGCTCGAGCACGTCAAACGCTTTGTCCATAGAAGCAACGGCTCCGAGCTCAAAGCCTTTGCCCACATCGCTTCCGATATCCTTAAATACTTTTGAAGGTGATGCAATGCCAAGGATGCCCTTGATAGATGAAATCAAAGACTGACCAAGGCTTTTTGCTGCAGCCTTGAGCTGGCTATCTCCACTTTTCAATCCATTCAAAAGGCCCGCAATTGAGTCCTTGCCTACTTCGCTCAGCTCTTTTGCAATTTTTTGAACATTGTTTGCAATTTCCTCACTAAAAGCGACCATGCCGGCTTGAGCGGCAGCCTTGTAGAGCGGCTTGATATCTTGCCCCAACTTGCGCAAAGCGGCCTGCGAGAAGCCCGCTTCAGCCACGCCAGCAGCTCGCTCTGCTCCACCGCCTTTCGGAATGTTACTTAATGCATCAGCCAAATCACGAGCTTTTTTGATTTCCGCCGATAAGTTTGTCTCAATATTAAGCCTGTAAGTTCGCCTTTTAATATTTACGCCAAGAGCGTTAAGTTCGTTCTGAATTGCAAGGCGATCGAATTTAACTTTGATCGGCAAATTATACCCAGCAGCCGCTTGTCCAAGCGTTGCTAGCTGATTCCTAAACGTAGACAGATCAAGACCTACTTTCAGCAGAAGTTGTGCGTCTTGAGCCACGATTTTACGCCAGCATCTCTAGTTTCTTAATTCTATAGTCATTCTTCCTTGTTTCGCCCAGCAAAGGCTTTTATTTCGTCGGCCAACAGTGCAATCACTCTGCCGTCCATGCGTCGCGTTTTCATAAGACGCTGCATAATAATCAGGGTGGCATCAGTAATGCCGTCCTCTTTTTTAATGGCTTTGGTGTCGAATGGCAGGAAATGCTCTGCTTTGACGGTGCTCTTTTTGCCCGCCATCATTCCCGCCACCATCGTCCCAAGTTTGGCGATAGCAACGCTTTCTATGTTGTGCTTGGCAATATCGTGCTTCTCAAGATATTTGAGAGCCGCTTTGACATCGCGAATAGACTGCTTGCCAAATTGATCCGCATGCCATCTATGGTCTTTCAAGTCGGAGGCTGAAAGGCGAAAATAGATGTCGTTCCAATTGGTAAGAGCCTGTAAGAATTTCCTAGCCCGATCTTCTAACTGTTCTGCGACAGACCCTGGGGCTTGCTCTTCGCTTTTTTTGCTGCATCAGCGGCCTCCTTAACTTCCGCGTCTTGCTCGGCAGCAATAAATTCCACCACTTTAGCGATGGCGGCGCGAGGCAGTCCTTTAGTATCGTCCAGCTCCCAATCGCCCAGATCGGTCCACTCACCATCAATCATGCCTTGGCCGCGTGAGCGCACGAAAGCCGTCACCATGCGAGCATTTGTGGCCTCAACGGACGTGCCGCTGGTAATCATGGCCATGGTTTCGTCAGTGAAGTCAGAAAGCAACTCTGCTTCGGTGATAGAACTGCCGCCTTGCAACAGCGCAAATGCCTCGTCGAGAGGAATGTCTTTGCTCGTGGCGATGCGCTTAGCCAGTTGCACGGCACGAATGGTCGCTTGGCTTTGAAGCTTACTGATCTCCTCCTGTTCAATGGCTTCAGCCACGAGCCAGCCATTGTATTTCTTCAGGCGAATCTCAGGCGTCAGTTGAAAATAGTCTTCAGCCTTGGTTTGCAGAAGGAAGCTGTATTTGCTCATGATCAAGAATGTTCAACAGGGCATTGAATACCTTCACCCGTTCATGGCTTGAGCGAAACTCCTTAGGAATTTCTACCAAAAACGAATGATTGTCGTCTGCAATTCTAATGGTCGATTCCCTGCAGGAAATCAAGCACAACACGCCCGCCTGCAAAGCCATCCCTTCTATTTCATTGTTGATTGCGTGGACCGCAGAGTCAGGGCTGTGGAGGTAGTCAATTTTCATTTTGTTCCAATGGCTGCTCGAATGCGGCGCAATAATGCCTTTTCCGGCACGCTGCCCTTAAATTTCTGCGCAATTGCAAGCTCGTCTGTCCATGGACGACCAGTGCGATTAGTGCCTTCACCTTCGTGGACATAATAGGCATAGTATCGCCCTGAACCATTTGTCGCGTCCCAGTTCCAATCCGCCACTGCCAAATTAGACGACAAGGTAAAGTTGTAACTGTTGACGCCACTTTCGTACAACGCTCCTAGGTCGTAAATGTCTCGAGGAGAGCTAACAGTTTCGCCGTTCTTCCTGCGGGTTTCACCATCATATTGCCATCGTCCCATCTCCGTGAACTGATCGTCCCAATAAGCGCCAGTAATATCTTCCTCCGCCCATTGCTCAAAAGCATCAACAAGTTTTGCGACTAATTTTTCGGCATTGGCAATGGTGCCACCAAGAATAACGGCGCTCATGCTGCTAACGGGCGAAGAATGAGATCGGGCACAACAAAACGGCAACGTTCATAAGCCACGTCATCGCCAGGAAAATATCTAGGCGTGGCATCAGGAAATCTCCGTACCATTCTGTCCATGGCCAAAGCAAGAGTGTCGGAAGAAGGCGTGTATTGCATCAGGATCACCTCCCAAAGCTGATTTACTTTAACAGTTCCTCCCAACGGCGAACCGGGCCGCAAGTCAGGGAACTGCCTCATGGTCACTTCCAGCCCCTTCACTTTCCATTCAGCAGGCACGCCCTGTTGTCCCACCACATACACCGCAGGAATTTCCGTAGCATCCGGCAAGATGTATTCGCCAATTAAGTCGGGGCTAGCCGAAAGCAAAGTGACGATAGTATCGCGAAACTGAGCAATGTTCACAATAAAAAAAAGCCTGCCGTATAGGCAGGCTAGCAAAGAAACAATGGAGAAAGAATGGTCAGGAGTTGGGAGCGCTCGGGATGATGCTGCCAGTCTCTTCAGCGTTCTGGTGAATGCCGATGCGACCACGACTGATCAGATCGAACGTAACTTCAACGAGGTTGTCAGCGGGATAGCTCTCGTTGTAGTTCATTACGCGACCAACGTAAGCCACGCGATCGTAGTAGTAAGTGGTGCCGGAAGCGCCCAGTTGCTTGTTGATTTCAACGTACACTTCAGAGTTCTTGTCGTAGCGCGAAGCACTAATCACTTGGAAGGCTTCGTCAAAACTATTGGGCAGGAACACAGTGCCGTCCACGTCCTTCTGGAAGTAGGAAGTGACGGAAGCAGTGGCTTGAGAGGTGACGATAACGCTATCAGAGAAGCCGCCGCCGCCAAGCAGGTAGAATTCCGTGTTGCCATCGTTAAAGGCCACAGAAGCCGTCGTAGCGGCCTGCAGCGTGTAAAGGGTGGGAGCGCCGCTAACAGTGAAGGTGGCGCCACTCTGGGTGATCACAGGGCGGGCAACGCCTGCAATCGAGCCAACACGCACAATAACGTCTTGGCTCTTAACCAGTTCAGTCGGATGGTAGAGCATGAGAAAATCCTCAATGGGAAAGA